TGTCATCACTTAACGACCCAGGACTTGCGACTGTCAACATGATGCGAATGGAAAACAACAATGCCACAACCCCTGATATGACAAAGAGGCGTGGACTTCCTCTTCGTATAACTCCTACCGAGGTCAGTGTTGACATGCTGGGTCTTCCGACTGTCCAGTACATGCAGTACGTCTTCGTTGACTTTAATACGGGAACGACGGCTGACAATATCTACGCAATAACAGGCATTGATCATAAGCTCGAAGCTGGCTCCTTCACAACTTCATTGAAGCTTGTCGCCCCCGCTGATGCGTATGCCGCTTTCGAATCACCAAAGAGGAAGATAGACATCGGTACATCGACCCTTCGTTCGATCCTCGGTCTCCCACAAGCAGAGAAGGAGTCTTCTCCACCACCATCGAAGAAATCAAGCAGCACGCCCAGGACTTCAAAAGCAAAATCATTCTTTGCATCAATGAAGATAGTTCCCAAACTGATCCCATTGGTAGATCCTGCAAAGGGACTCCTGCTAAGATGCTCTTCGACCGACAAGATCATTACAGCCGATTATGCTCTTCAAATTACCCATCCGAATGAGGTCACACGCAGCATACAAACCATTAGGAACAGCTCGAGCCCTTTCTTTATCTACATCCCTAGCGTACAGCTAGGACAGTCTGGATCTGTATACGCCTATGTTCTAGGTTACGAAGGCCAGCAAAAAAGCGGCTACGAGGCACTTGTGAAGATTCATACAGGCGGCACGCTAAACGAATCGGCAGTTTGCCTTCCGCTTGAGGGCACTTTTGAAAGTGATGCAAAAAAATATCAAATCTAGCCTTCTTGCATACAATTTCATATGTCAACTGTGCTCTTATCGTCTGACATTCTGGGGACTGAGAAACACATTAGGATATCCAACGGGTCTCTTAAGGCTGTTGATGACCTTGCGGAAGGAGAATTTGTATATGGCAGTGATAAAATTCAAAGGGCTGGAGTCGAAGATATCTCTCCTATTTTCGGCTATGACACTCCCGTCTTCTTAAACGAGTCACTTCGAAGTTCATACACATCAATCTACGGCAACAAAGTAGACTGGAGATCTGCGCTAGGGCTACAGCGCTTTGTCCAGAATTTAAAGAGATTGTATTCTGAGCTTGATCCACAGCTTAACGAGATTGAAAAGCACCGATACCTTCCTCACTTGTGTAAGTCTCGAGAGATCCTTACGAGACTCCAACCAGCATTGGTTGATCTTGAGAAGATACGCATGTCACGAGACCAACCAGGCCACTCATTCCTCGACTCCTTCATTCCAGTTGATGGAAACACATGTGCTCCTGTGAGGTATTCACATGACACGACAACAGGAAGACTGACAGTCAAGTCTGGTCCCAAGATACTCAACCTCAGTCGTGAGCATCGAGGCATCCTACAGTCAAGGTTCAGGAAGGGCGCGATTGGCATTATTGACTTCGTCTCCCTTGAGCCACGCACGGCACTGCTCCTCACTCGCGATGATGCACCGCTCGACATCTACGAGACTATGAGAAAGGAGATCGGTTCGCAGCACACTAGGGCACAGTTGAAGGTTGCAACGATATCAGCGCTGTATGGTCAAAGGGGTGAAACAGCCATTCCACAGTCTGTCATATCCAGGTTCTTCGGGTTACCCGAGATTCACCGGAGACACTTGAGTGGCGAGACCTTATGTAACCTTTACGGGCGGCCCCTTGAGTCACGTGATGAACGCCTGAAACTCCCCCACTTTGTCCAGTCAACTGCGGTTGACGTTGCCCTTACTGGATTTACCAAGATCCACGATAGGTATAGAGAGATGGTACCGCTGTTCATCATCCATGATGCTATCGTCGTTGATGCTGAGAAGGACCTTTTAACCCAGCTTGGCAAGGACGGACTTTCTGTCGATATCGATCAGCTTGGAAAGTTCTACTTGTCTGTGAAGTTGATCGATGATGACCATAGTTAGTAAAATGGAAGACTTTATCAGGCGACATGTCAGGCGAATCCTAACTGAAGACGGAAAGGAAACCAGAAGCTTTGGTAGCACTACCGAACAAATCAAAGAATTCGGAAACTTAGCCGAGACCAATCCTGCAAGGATTGCCCAAAGCTTCAACTTCAGCAACTTCAACCCAAGCGGAAAAACAAACAACGAAAAGGCGGCAAGCTTCCTTCGTTACCTAGTCGGGCATGACAATGACATGATGGGTATCATCGAGAGAGTCACCCTCGACGGAGTCAACGTCAAGGTCTTTCCGAAGAAGATCGAGTATGGCGATGGCAAAGTGCATGTTGTTCCTACCGGCAGAATAGCAAGGTACGTCGGTGCACTACTCATTGCGGCTTCTGGAATTGGAAAGTTGAAGTTCGAGAAGAAGGATCGCAACATCTTTCATGTGACAGGTGAGTACGTTATCGTAAAGAACGTTTGAACACTTTTACGCCTCCGTTAGAATCATCATGGAGGCAAAATGGTGAAGAATCCCTGGCAAGGTCGTCCCATCGGTTCCACCGCTTCTTGGTTCGATCCCTCTGACATCCAGAGGTTCGATTCTTGGAATATCAAGGCCTCGCCAAAACAGCAGATTCTGACAAAACTGCCATCAGGCCCAGTGATCCCCTGTGCCTGGGGTGGAGATCCGTGGAATTCTGACGTCATTCTTCTTCTCAAGAATCCGGCCTTCAATCCATCGAAGGCTGAAAGTCCTGACTATGAGCTCAACGATCCTCTTACTCGACAGTATCTCGAGGAGATGGCTACGGGTAACTTTAATGTCGAGTATCCCAATGCAGGACTCAACCCGCAGTTCTTGAAGAATAGTCAACGCAAGCCGACACGAGGCAAGGCACTTGAGGCGTGGAAGCCCCGCAACCCAGAACCGTGGTACACAAACATCGTGTGGCCCGAGGTTCACAAGGAGCTTGTTCGAATGGGCATGGGGGCCGAAGATGCATGGAAGAGGATCGCTCAGCGTGGTTGCACGCTTGATATCTCTCCATGGGGCTCTCAATCATGGCACCACTCCTGCATGAGTCGAATCTCACACGAAGTTTGTGTTCCACTTGCCCGTGAGGCAATCAGGTCCGGAAAGGTTGTGCTCATTGCTTGGGGTGCCGACATTTGGCACGTTGCAGGCCTCTTTGAGGCCAGCACTCTTCCAGTAAGTGAGGTTCCTGGTGTGAGACACACTCCGCGAATCTCCAAGAGAAACTTTCCCAACCACTGGGACGCTGTCATAAGCGCGATGAAGTGAGGAATAAGCATGGAACGTGACCTTGAGAACCTCTGGACGAGGTACCAGAAGATTGCGTCACGATTGACGAGACCAGGCATCCAGCCCATGTTGGAGGAGCTTGGAGAGCGGATTGTGACGTGCTCAGCAACGACTGAGAGGCACCAGCCTGGCTGTGGGCCTGGCGGTCTAATAGAGACAAGCCTCGATGTGACAAAACGAATGTCGACTCTCTCTAAGGCACTTGAGATCGACGTGAAGCCTGAATCTGTCATCCTCGTCGGTCTCTTCCATAACATTGGAATGATAGGTGATAGGAACACTCCCTACCTCGTGGAACAGAAATCCAACTGGCACATCGAGCGTGGGCATATGTACACATATCACGAAAATATTGCAAAGATGCCGATCCAGCATCGAAGTTTGTACCTGTTACAGTCATTCGGTGTGGAGCTTGACTACGATGAGTGGACCTCCATCCTCCTGGCAGGTGGCCTCCATCGTGAGGAGAACCGATTCTATGGCGGTCACGAGCCCAGTCTCGCAATCCTCCTCACCCAAGCTCGTCAGTGGCTTGGTCGGTAGTAATTGAACAACTCAACAGGCTTTCTACAATCTTGATGTGGATTCCCCACATTGAGGTCCTGACCGGGGGCGACGCCGACCAGGACTCACTTCAATCAATCAATCAAGGAAAAACAAGCATGGCAATCGATTTTGACGCACTCCGCAAGAAGCTTGGCCAACTCTCCGGCCAGAACAAGAAGTCCGCTATCATGTGGCGCCCTGAGGAGGGCAAGGACTACAATATCCGTATTGTAGCAATTCCTAACAATGATGGACAGCCGTTTGTCGACCGCTGGTACTACTACGGTATCGGCGGTGATAAGGCGGGGGCAATCCTCTCCCCCCACCAGTTCGGCAAGAAGGATCCCATCCAGGACCTCATCAACAAGCTTCGTGAGGATGGATCTGACGCTAGTCGTGAACTGGCTAAGAAGCTCTACCCCAAGATGCGCACCTATGCTGCGGTTGTGGTCCGAGGTGAGGAGGACAAGGGAGTTCGACTGTGGGCGTTTGGCAAGATGATCTACCAGGACCTCCTTCGTCTCATGCTGGACGAGGACTACGGCGATGTCACTGATCCCGTCAGCGGTCGTGACATTAAGGTTTCTGTGACCAAGCAGCCTGGGAAGCAGTATGCAGACACGAAGGTTACTCCACGTGCCAATCAAACTCCTCTCTCCAAGGATCAGGAGCAGATGAAGTCTTGGCTTACGTCGGTGCCCAAGATCGATGACTATGAGGAGATCCTTCCAGCTGAGGAAATCGAGCGTCGTGTGAATGATTGGCTTCACGGTAGCACCACAGACGCAAAGGCCGATTCCATGGGTACTGTCAAGGGTGGCACAAAGACGGATGATGAGGATGACCTTCGCTCCTTCAAGAAGAGTGCAGGCTCCACGACAAATGCATCTTCTAAGAAGTCGATGGATGACATCGAGGACGCTTTCGCAGACCTGGAGTAATCCATAAAAGTTCGATGGCCGCCTCTATGGCGGCCATCGTCATTTAAACAACTGTGATCTCGATCTACAATCTTGTAGGAGGCAATGTGGCAAGGACAAAGCGAGTATCAAACGATTCGAATGAAAGTGCAAGTGCACAGAATGATGACTTCACTTCGGACCTCATCAACTCACTCAACAAGGATCTGGGTCATAGGGTCGCGTATAATCTGGCATCAGACCAGTCGCCCACGCATGTGAAGCGCTGGATCTCAACAGGATCAAAGGGGCTCGACTACATCATTGCAAACCGTCGAAACGGTGGCCTTCCTGAGGGTCGAATTGTAGAGGTGTTCGGTCCACCATCCATCGGTAAGTCTCACCTGGCGGCGCAGATTTGTCGCTCCACCCAGAGAATGGGAGGAATCGCCGTCTATATTGACACTGAGAATGCAACCAATCCAGAGAACCTGGAGGCGCTTGGTGTCAACATCGGAAAGCGATTCGTCTACGTGGACACGCACTGCACCGAGGAGGTCTTTGACATCGCTGAGAAGACTATCCTAAAGGCCAAGGCCCTCAATAAGGATGTCCCAATTACAATCATTTGGGACTCCGTCGCAGCCTCATCACCGAAGGCGGAGCTTGAGGGTAACTACGACAAGGACACAATCGGCCTTCAGGCTCGAGTCCTTTCCAAGGGAATGCGAAAGATCACAGGCGTCATTGGAGATCAGAGTGTCCTGTTGGTCTGCCTCAATCAGATTCGCACAAAGATCGGCGTGATGTATGGAGACCCGACAGCAGTTCCAGGTGGAAATGCGATTCCATTCCACTCCTCTGTAAGGATTAAGCTCGGAGCAGGACAGCAGATTAAGGGTGCTAATGACGAGGTTCTCGGCATCCACGTCTCTGCGAAGACCATCAAGAACAAGGTTGCAAAGCCGTTCCGCACAGCCAACTTCAGGATCATCTTCGGTCAAGGGATCGAGGAGCATGAGGAACTGTTTGACATCCTGCGTGATCACGGTCCTGACATGGTTGAAGGCCACCAGGTTGTCATCGAGGGATCTGGTTCATGGAAGGTTCTCCGTGTCACCAATGAGCAGAATGTCAATATCATCGAGAAGAAGTTCTATAAGGGCGACTTCAATGAGATCATGAACTTTGCTGAGTACAAACCTTGGGTAGATGGCCTCCTCGAGAAGGCGATGGTAAGGCTCGCTGCCAATCCGACGAATGTGGATATTGATCCTGAGTCCTATGAAGAGGTGAAGGCTGTTGCCGATCTCATGTCTGAGGACGGCTTCGTTTCTCCGGAGTAAAAATGCCAAGTGGCCTCGTCCTGATAGTGGATGGCTTTAATCTGTTCGTGAGGAACTACATTGCAAATCCCCTGATGGCCGAAGGCCAGCATATTGGGGGAGCCATCGGATTCATGAAGTCCCTTGGCTCCCTCATAGACGCTCATGCTCCTGATGAGTGTGTAGTTGTGTGGGAGGGTGGAGGCTCGATCAGGAGGAGGCAGATATTCCCTGAATACAAGAGTCGACGCAAGCCTGTGAAGCTCAACAGGTTTCATGAGGGCGATATTCCTGACACTCTCGAGAATCACAACTGGCAGTTGAAGTTCCTAATTGCTAGCCTGAAGACTGTGCCGATCAGGCAGCTTTACATCACAGACTGTGAAGCCGATGACATTATCGGCTACCTTGCAAAGTACCACTTCAAGGGCAGGAACGTGCTGATAGCATCTTCCGACCACGATTACCTCCAGCTTGTGAGTGACACTATTAAGGTGTGGTCACCGACGCTGAAGTCCGAGGTGGACGTTGAGTCAGTTGTGAGGAGGTACGGCGTCCTACCAAGAAACCTGTGTGTTACCAGGGCTTTTGCAGGTGATGTGTCAGATGCAATACCTGGTGTGAAAGGAGTGGGCATTGCGACTCTTGTGAAGAGGTTCCCCCTCCTGAAGGAGGACAGGGATGTCACAGTTGAAGAAGTCCTTGAGGCTGCAAATGCCCATCCTGGAAAAGAAAGACTCAAGGCTGTCAAAGAGATCATCGAGAATGCCTCCACTGTGAAAAGGAACTGGAGACTAATGAACCTCGATGTGAGCAACCTCAGCGGCAACCAGATCTCAAAATTGAGCTCTGCTTTCGAGATCCCACTCCAGAAGTCGAACAAGCTTGAACTTATGAGGATCATGATCCGGCACGGTGTAAAGACGTTCGATGTTGATAGATTTGTCCTACAGGTAACCGCAAACATCAGGAATCAAAATGTCTGAATATGGTGAAGCTCTCTTCAAGTCATACGGCAAGCACTTCCAGGAGGGAATCTTCGCAGGTCTGCTAACTGACCACGAATGGGCAGCCCAGATCTCCGAGGTCATGCAGCCTGACTACTTCGACTTGAAGTACCTTGCATACCTCAGCGACAAGTACTTCAAGTACCACCAGAAGTATCGCTGCTTCCCGACAATGCAACTCCTTATTTCCATCATCAAAGACGAACTCAAGGCTGACAACAATGCAGTCCTCCGAGAGCAGGTCGTTGAGTTTCTTAGTCGTCTGCGTTCCAATCCTAACACAGGTGACCTAGAATACGTCAAGGAGAAGAGCCTCGACTTCTGTCGAAAGCAGGCAATGAAGGAGGCTTTGGAGAAATCAGTTGAGCTCATCTCAAAGGATAAGTACGATTCCGTTCTTGACCTGATGAAGAATGCTGTGTCCGTCGGATTGCCTGTGTCTGTCGGGCACGACTTCTTCGAGGACATGGAAGCACGATTCGTGAAGATCAACCGTCTTGCATGTCCGACAGGACTTGAACAGATTGATGAGAAGACAGTCCTCAACGGTGGCTTGGGCCGAGGAGAGCTTGGAGTAATTGTGGCACCCACAGGTGTGGGTAAGTCACACTTCCTCGTTATGTTGGGCGCCCATGCGCTTCGAATGGGCAAGAATGTTCTTCACTACACATTTGAGCTGACTGAGACTGCCGTCGGCATTCGCTATGACTCAAACCTGACGCACATTCCCTCTAACGAGATCCAGGACTCCAAACAGGAAGTACTTGACAAGTACAAGGAGATGGAGCTTGGAAAACTCATCATTAAGGAGTATCCGACAGGAAGCTGCTCGGTGGCGACAATTCGTAACCACCTTGAGAAGCTTGCTCTTCGTGGTTTCGTACCAAACATCATTGTCATTGACTATGCAGACATCATGCGATCCAGCCGCGAGTATGATGCGCTACGCCTTGAGCTTAAGCTCATCTACGAAGATCTTCGAAATCTTGCAATGGAGCGTGGCATTCCTGTTTGGACGGCATCACAGGCAAACCGTGACGCATCTTCCGCAGAAGTGGTCGGTCTTGAGAATATGAGCGAATCATATGGCAAGGCAATGGTTGCTGACGTTGTTCTCTCACTATCTAGAAAGCCGACTGAGAAGGCAACAGGTGCTGGTCGCCTGTTTGTGGCCAAGAACCGCGCAGGAAGAGATGGAATTCTATTCCCAGTACACATTGACACTGCGCGGTCTAAGATTCAAATTCTTGATGAGAACAGTCTCACCCTGCAGGAAAGTCTGAATCAGGATGAGAGTGATCGAAAGAAAGTTTTGCGTGACAAATGGAACCAAGTTATGGGAGCAAAGTAATGGACGAGATGACTCGACAGAAGGCACTAAAGGAGAATTTTGAGTACTTTGATGGAGACGAACTTGCTCCAGATGTAGTCATGAAGTACCTCCTTCGTGATGCCGATGACAATCTCCTCGAGACGAACCCCGACCAGATGCACAGGCGATTGGCACGTGAGTTTGCGAGGATCGAGAGAAACTATCCGAACCCAATGTCCGAGGAAGAGATTTATGCTCTGCTTAAGGATTTTGGCGATGTGGTCCCCCAGGGCTCCCCAATGTCAGGCATTGGAAACCCATACCAACTCCAGTCACTGTCGAATTGCTTCGTCATTGACCAGCCGCATGACAGTTATGGTGGCATTCTCTTCTCGGACCAGGAGCAGGTCCAGATTATGAAGCGTCGCGGTGGGGTCGGAATGGACGTCTCAAACATCCGCCCCAAGGGCCAGCCCACATCCAATGCCGCCCGCACCACCGACGGTCTTGGCGTCTTCATGGAGCGCTTCAGCAATTCTACACGCGAGGTTGCGCAGGGCGGGCGACGCGGTGCCCTTATGCTCACTATCGACTGTCGTCATCCAGAGATCGAGACATTCATTGATATCAAACGCGACCTGAAGAAGGTGACCGGCGCAAACATCTCGATCCGCTTCACCGATGAGTTCATGAAGGCTGTGGAGAGCGGCAATGAATTCACCCTTCGTTGGCCCGTAGAGAAGCCTGCCAGTGAGGCAGAGATCACAAAGGTGGTCAATGCCAAGCAGGTCTGGGACAAGTTTGTCGATGCCGCATGGTCATCCGCAGAACCTGGCGCCCTCTTCTGGGACACTGTGGTCAACCAGGGAATCGTGGACCGCTACAGTGATGCTGGGTACAAGACGATATCAACGAACCCGTGTGGAGAAATCCCGCTCAGTCCATACGACTCCTGTCGCCTGATGGTCGTCAATCTTACTTCATTCGTTATTGCGCCGTTTACGGATGGCGCTAGATTTGACTTCAATCGATTCAATGACGTTGTCATGAAGGCCCAGCGACTCATGGATGACCTCGTCGACCTTGAGATAGAGTGTGTTGATCGAATCTTGGAGAAGATCGAGAAGGACCCGCAGCCTGAGCACGTGAAGAAGATCGAGAAGGACCTGTGGCTCAAGATCAAGCATGCTGGAAGTAATGGACGTAGGACGGGACTTGGGATCACTGGCCTCGGTGATGCCCTTGCTGCGATGAATGTGAAGTACGGAAGCGACTACTCGGTCACAGTTACAGGAGAGATTTATAAGGCTCTTGCTGTGGGTGCCCATCGATCCTCACTGAACATGGCAAACGAGAGAGGAGCATTTCCTGCCTGGGACTACCAGAAGGAGTGTGAGCATCCTTACCTCAAGCGCGTCATCTCTGCATGCAATGGTACATACGCTGACATGTGGAAGTCTACCGGTCGACGCAACATTGCGCTCACCACCACGGCGCCTGTCGGCTCTGTTTCGTGTCTCACACGTACCACTTCCGGCATCGAGCCTGCATTCCTCCTCTCCTACAAGCGTCGACGCAAGATTACCCAGGGTGATCTCACCTCAAAGGTCGACTATGTGGACCCGATGGGTGATAAGTGGCAAGAGTACACTGTGTACCATCACTGGTTCAAGAAGTGGATGGATGTGACGGGAAAGTCAGATCCACAGGAGAGTCCATACTGGGGTGGGACAGCCAACGATATCGATTGGGTGAAGTCTGTTGACATCCAGGCGGCGGCACAGATGTGGATTGACCATTCCATCTCCAAGACCTGCAACCTTCCCAACTCAGCCACCCGTGAGACGGTGAATGACGTCTATCTTCGAGCCTGGAAGTCAGGTTGCAAGGGTTTCACCGTCTACCGTGATGGCTGTCGCACGGGCGTTCTTGTTTCTGCCGATGAGCCAAAGAAGGAGAATAAGAAGCCAGAAGATGGACGTCTCACTCCCAAGCGTCCTAAGTCACTCCCGTGTGACATCCACCGTGCAAATGTCAGGGATGCCAATGGCGAATCCAGGACATGGATGGTCCTTGTGGGCCTCAATGATGGTAAGCCATACGAAGTGTTCTGTGGGATTCCAGAGAACATTGAGATCCCCAAGCGATACAAGTCTGGAAACATTGTCAAGAATGGCAAGCGTGACGGAGTTGCAACATACAACCTCCTCGTTCCGGTCGGAGACGAAGAGAACCTTGTCTTCAAGGACATTGCAACGCTGTTCGACAATCCCACACAGGGCGCATTCTCTAGGACAGTCTCTCTTGCTCTTCGTCATGAGGTTCCGCTTCACTATGTTGTGGAACAGATCCAGAAGGACAAGAACAGTGACATGTTCTCGTTCTCAAAGGTGATTGCAAGGGTACTCAAGGGCTACATCAAGGATGGCACGACATCGGGCGGAAAGAAATGCCCTGATTGCGGCAGCGACAACCTGGTTTACCAGGAAGGCTGCCTGTCATGCGTATCTTGTGGAAGTTCAAAATGCAGCTGAACTTTGCTTGAACAGGTGAGATCCAAGTGTAAGATATTTTCGGAGTCGGATGGTTCCCCAATGATCTCAATGAATAAATCGAGTGGCTCCTCGAATATCCCAATGGCGGGAAAGGCCAAAAATTCCAGCAGTGAAGAAGAGTTTGAGAAGGTAATTCGCAGTCTAACACAATCGGAGTACGCAATGAACTTCATCGCAGACGTTTCCAATCACATTAAGGCGGTCGAGCTTAAGGTCGATCCCATCATTATTCGTGTCAACAAGTTCGATGAGGACTCTGCCAAGGAGTTCGTTGATGCAATGAGTCGAGCACAGAACACTGGCCAATCGGTGATTCCTGTCGTCATTGACTCTTATGGTGGTCAGGTCTACTCTCTCATGGCAATGATCGGTGCCATTAAGTCATCTCGAGTTCCCGTTGCAACGATTGTTGAAGGCAAGGCGATGAGCTGCGGTGCCCTCCTCTTCAGCTTCGGCGCTGAGGGGATGCGTTATATGGACCCCGATGCCACACTCATGGTTCATGATGTCTCCAGCGGAGCCTTTGGTAAGGTCGAGGAGATCAAGGCCGATGCCAAGGAGGTAGATCGACTGAACAAGAAGGTCTATGAGATGATGGCGCGGAATTGTGGGAAGCCTTCTGACTACTTCCTGAAGCTTGTCCATGAACGTGGTCATGCTGACTGGTACCTCGATGGGCAGGAAGCAAAGAATCATAACATTGCAAATGAGCTACGCATTCCAACACTCACTTGCAAGATCGACCTCAAGTATACGTTGGACTGAGTGAAGCCGGCAAAGATAGAGCTTCTTACTAAGGTCATAGCCTGGAGATTCTTCTCCATGTGCTATGGCTTTAGTATTGCCTATCTCTTCACTAGTAATGCAGGTGAGTCGGCAGGCATTGTCTTCCTGACCGGCTCCACTCTCACGTTCCTCCAGTGGGGATTTGAGATATCTTGGGACAAGTACGCTAGAATGAGGATTAGGAATGCCCTGTCAGGACAACACGGTAGAATTGGTCGGCTGGTACGGTTCGGACGAGATCCACGCACTGTCGGCCTGGACAAGCACGAGCCGAGACCTCACGGAGGAGAAGAGGAATCGAGTCCCCTCTCTCCTAAAAATGCTGGCAGAGAATGGACATGAGACCCCATTCGAGAAGAGTTCTCTGCATTTTCTCGTGACTGTTGATACTGCAACTCACATCCACCTATTGAAGCATAGGATTGGTGTGTCTGTCAACGGAGAGTCGGCTCGCTATAAGGAGCTAAAGGGTGACAAGTATCACATCCCGCAGGACTGGCCTATTCCAGAGCAGGCAAAGTACGCGGCATTCGTGGAGGACGCCCTCATGCGTTACCACGAAGTCCTAGAGAACCTGGTGAGGAGCGGAATTGATCGCAAGCGTGCCAAGGAGTCCGCCAGGTTCTACCTTCCCTATGGCAACCAGATCACCATGGACGTGATGTTCAATTGGCGAAGCTTCCATCACTTCCTCGGTCTTCGTATGAAACCGGAGGCACAGCTGGAGGTGAGGGACGTTGCCGAGAAGATGCTCGACCTCGTTCGCAACATCGACGAAAACCCATTCAAGCACACAATTGAGGCATTCGGTTACTGATGAGAGACGTAGTACTATTTGATCTCGACGGAACACTGACACCACCGAGACAGGGAATCACCAAGGAGAACCTCGAGAAGCTCATTGAGCTCTCGGCATTCGCAAGGGTCGGCATAGTCACAGGATCCACCCTTGACTATGTCAAGGAGCAGGTCGACACCACCGCCTTCGAGCATGGGGTGGAGGTTTTCCCTTGCAATGGCACTGAGCACTGGAGGTTCATCGATGGGCACTGGCGTTCGCAGGCGGTCCCAAAGTCCATGATGAACCACATGGGAATGGAGTGGAGGGAGCTCCACCTCATCCTCAATAGGCTGCAAGGTGA